CTGTACGGCGACACCGGCCAAGCCGCTGCGGCCAACGCTTTCATTGACAACCTCCAGACCCAACTGCAACAAGGCGGCAACGGCAGCAAGCTGCTCAAGAGTGTGCAGCAGCTGCGTCAGGAAGCCCAGAGCATCTACCACTCGGAAAAGGCCGGCCACCCGATCACGCCCGAGATGCGCGCTCAAGCCAACGCCAAGATGGGCGCAGCCGACGCGCTGGAGCTGGCGATCGAGGAAAGCATTCCCGACACCAAGGCGCGCCAAGCGTTCGCTGACGCACGCAAGAAGATGGCGCAGACCTACGATTTTGAGGCGGCCACCAACTTTGCGACCGGTAAGCTCGACCCGCAAGTGCTGGCAAAGATGGCCGAAGAGGGTAAACCCTTGTCGGGCGTCGTCGGCGACCTTGCCAAGATCGCAGCCAACTACCCCGAGACGTCCAAGATCGGCGCCCAGCCTGAGCTGCGCCCGCGCCTGACCCGTACTGGCGTCAGCGGCACGATCGGCGGCGTGATCGGCAACATGCTGGTGCCGGGCGCCGGCTGGGTGCCGGGCACGGCCATCGGCGCCGGCGTGGGGTATGTGTCCAGCGGCATCGGTGCCAAGCGCATGGCAACGCCTGAGTACCAACTGCGTCACGCTGTGCCGACCGACTACCGTCAGCCCGCGCCGTTCCAAGAGATCCCGCGCTCCAACGCGCTGGTGCCCTACAACGCGCCGATCGAAGTGCTGCCGCCCGAGATTCGCCCGAATTGGGTCTACGGCCAGCCGTCGCCCAACATTCAGCCCGGCGTGGCCCCGCAGACCAACATGTTGGCGCCGCCGTCTGCCGAAGGCACTATGAACAGATTACAAGCAGAACGCGAGCGAGCTGGTCAGATGTCGCGGGTGCTGGGCGAAGCCGCAGAACAACGCGGAAATGTCGTCTACTACCGGACTAAGTCTGGTGAAATGACTACGACCCCGCCAAACGAACCAGCAGACATGTACACCCGCGTGTTCCGAGGTACTGGCGGCCCAGAAGGGCGCGACATATTTGAATTGCAGCCTATGGGGCCCTACACGCCGCCCAAAAAGGTCAACCGAGGTGAGCTCATGCTCGAAATCGACCCGGTCACCGGCCGCCTGCGCGAAGCCAGCCAAGGCATCAAGGGCGCCACGCCCGAGACGTTCAGCAACTTCGGCGCGTCCCTCGACATCGCGGCCAACAAGGTCGCGTCGGGCCAGCGTTTTGCGCTGACCGCTGCCGAGAAGGTGGCGTGGGACAAGACCAAGGTCGATCTGGCCGAGGTGGCGCCCGGCTTCAAGGCGCTCAACGACAAAGCGATTGCCGAGCGCATGCAAGACCGCGCATGGGTGGAGCAGACCGCCGTCAAGGCCCGCGAGAAAGCCGCCGCGTTTGAGCAGATCGCCCGACGTGCAGCCGATGAGCGTGCTCGTCAGACCGCGCTTGCCAACCGTGAGCGCATGATGACGTTGGCCGAAGAAATGGAAGATTCGTTGCGTGTCGGGCGCCCCACATCAGGTGGCGGCCAAGGCCCCAAGACCCGCGAGTTCAACCGCAATCGGTTGATCACTGGCACAAACAAAAACAACTTAACGAGGTAGTCATGGCGTTGGAAGGTAGCGCAGAAATCGATCTGGTCAAATACGGCGCCCTCTGGCAGAAGGTGCAGGACATGGACAAGAAGATGGACAAGATGGAGCAGCAGATGGAGCAGCTCATCGACATGGCGAGTCGGTCGAAGGGCGCGCTGTGGCTTGGCATCGGCCTGTGGTCAATCCTGACCGGGGTCGTTGGGTTCTTCTTCGGCAAACACTAAGGAGCTGACATGGCAACCAAGAACTGGATCGCTGGCGCGATCAAAAAGCCCGGCGCGCTGCGCAAGGAGTTGGGCGTCAAGAAGGGCGAGAAGATCCCCGCTGCCAAGCTCGCCAAGGCCGCTGAGAAGGGCGGCAAGCTGGGCCAGCGCGCTCGTCTGGCCGAGACGCTCAAGAAGATGAAGAAGTGACCTTCAAGCTCGGCCCCCGTTCTGTCGCCCGGCTCAAGGGTGTGCACCCTGACCTAGTCAAGGTCGTGGAGCGCGCCATTCAGCTGTCGACGGTGGACTTCACGGTGCTGGAGGGCCTGCGCACGATCGAGCGTCAGAAGGCGCTCGTCGACGCCGGTTCCAGCCAGACCATGAACAGCCGGCATCTGGACGGCCACGCCGTCGATCTGGGTGCATGGGTGGACGGGCAGGTCGATTGGTCTTGGCCGCTGTACAGCCGGATCGCTGACGCCATGAAACGCGCAGCTGACGAACTTGAAATCCCTATTGAGTGGGGCGGGGACTGGAAAATGAAGGATGGCCCCCACTGGCAACTCCCTTGGAAAGAATACCCATGATCAACGCAACCATCATTCAAGCTATCGTGCGCCACCTGCTGACCGGCGTCGCCGGCGGTTTCGCTGTCAAGTACGGCATCGACGGCGGCGTCATGGACGCCATCATTGGCGGCCTGTCGGCGCTGGCTGGCGTGGGCTGGTCGATCTACGACAAGCGCAAGGCAGCCTGATCACAGCGCCTTCGCCTCGCGAAGGATCTCCATGCGCTCACGGGCTGTACGCAGCGCCGTGTAGCGCTGGTGCAAACGCTCCAAAATCGAGATGCGTTTGCGCCCAGCGCGCTCGGCGTTGAGCAGCTCCAGCACCTGCGCTTCGTCAAGCAGCGCCAGCTCTTTGTTCAGCTTTCGCCAGTTCGTTTGCAATTTTCTTCTCCAGTTCGTCGATCTGCTTGCCCACGCGCAGCATGGCGCGCTCGGCACGGTTGTAGGCTTTGGCCCATTGGCGCTCTTCGGCTTTGGATGCCTTGAGCTTGGCCTTGAGCAGCTTAATTTTTGTCGAGTCCATATCGTTCCTTGATTACACGGGTGATGTCTTTGGGCGTCATGTCAGGGATCGCTGAGATCAGCGCGCACTCCATCGCCACCTTCTGCGCAAACTGGCGCATCTCTTTGACCGTCATCACAGCGATCGGCAGCTGCTCAGTGGCTGCGTCGCGGATCATCTCGATCAGCTCTTCGTCTTTGATCATGATGTGTACCCATCTTTCACCACTTTATGCAGCGCTTCGGTCAGCGCGCCGATCAGTTGGAGTCGGTCTTGCGTCGGGCTTGTCTTGATCTTGAACTGCCCCCGGTCTTTCCAAAACAGCACGACGACCGCCGTGTCCGGGTTCTCGTCTAACGCCTCATGCAGCATCTCTGCTGCGGCTTCTTTGTATTTGTCGCTGATTGCAACAGGTTGCAGTTTGCTCATTTCGTCACCTCACGAATTGCTGTCTCAATCAGCGCCGACAATTCTTTCCACTCTGCGGCGGTGAATAAGCTCATGTGAAAATCACCGATGCGGGCTTCGTTGTCGTTCGGCACTTCACCGCGCTCTGGTTCTGGCTTCGTCACCGTGGTGATATGCAAACCGTCCATTTGGATGGTTATCTCCGTAACTTTTGATTGGAAATTGCTCATTTCAGTTCCTCCATTGCTATGTCACTCAGGGCACGCTTGTCGTGGAGCGCCGCCCAGATGCGCTCGTCCACGGTCTTGTTGGTCATCAGGACGTAGGCCCACACATCGCGTTGTTGTCCAGACCGATGGAGCCGTCCGACTGTTTGCTCGAAAAGCTCCAGACTCCACGGCAGGGACAGAAAAACCATGTGGCATCCGCCGTGTTGTAAGTTAAGCCCATGCCCTGCGGATTTTGGGTGCACGGCCAGAAGTCGTACCAGCCCGGCGTTCCAGCGAGCAATAGCGCCTCCATCATCAAGAGTAACGAGTCCCTTGAATCGTCGCTTAAGTTCGGCCAGCTCTTCTTGGAACTGATAAACGACAATGGTGTTTGCATGCTGGTTCTCCTGTAGTAAGTCATCAAGGGCGTCAAATTTGTGCTGGCTGAACCAGACGGCGTCGGGTGTATATACAAACCCCGACGACATCTGTTGCAGCTTCTGCGTCACCACGGCGGCGTTCTGGGCCACGGCCTGCGCATCGGGGAACTGCACCACGAAGTCCTTCTTCATCTTCTCGTAGGGCTCGCGGTCTTCCAGATCGGCGCGCACTTCAACGATGTGCAGCGGCGGCAGCTTGTCCTTGTACTCGCCCGGCTCCAACACGAACGTCGCCGGCTTGATGCGATCCATGACCAGCTTGAGCGCGCCCGGGCGTGGCGTCCACTCGTCGTAGCCGCCATGCGTCGACAGCAGGAAATACTGCTGCATGAACGCACCCTTGCTGCGGCCCAGCAGCTGCTGATCGATGATCTTGCACTGGCCGAAGACATCCTCCAGACCGTTGCTGGTGAACGAGCCGGTCAAGCCCCAGCGAATGCGGAACTGATCGATGACCTTGTGCAGCGCCTTGAAGCGCGCGCCAGAGGGGTTCTTCAGCTTGGTGAGCTCGTCGAACACGACGCCGTCGAAATGGCTCAGGTTTTGCTCGGCCAGCCACTGGAGGTTGTCATAGTTGACGACGACCACATGGGCGTTGGAAAACAGCGCGGCGCTGCGCTGCGCCGGTGTGCCAACGCACACAGCGACCGTCAGATCGGGCGCCCACTTGGGCGCCTCGACCGGCCAGACGTCGGTGCACACGCGCTTGGGCGCCACGACCAGCCAACGACGCACGACCAGATCGCGCGCCATGTCGCGCATGGCCGTGAGCGTGAGCGCGGTCTTGCCCGCCCCCACAGGCGCCAGCACCATCGCCCTGTCGTGTTCGTACAGGAAGTCAGCGCCCTGCTCTTGGTAGTCTCTTAGCTCCACCGTTTCGTCTCCGGGTTGTATGCGCGGCTGCGCACATAGTCGGCCATTTCGGCGTCCGTCATGCGTTGCGTGACCGGCGCGGCGTAGGCGGATGGCGGGTACTCAAACACGTCGGTGCTGTTGAAATACTCGGCGATCTCTTTGGCGTGCGCCTCGTTGGTCACGACAGCGCCGGGCTTGTCGGGGAACGTCAGCACGTTGACGCCAGTTTTGTTCATCACACCCCACCACGTCGGCCCGACCTGCTCGGCCCGGTATGGCCCGACGGCAAAGGGTTTAGCTGGCACGGCTTTTAATCCACTCATCGACATGTTCTTTACTCCATAAACAAACGTAGTTCTGGCGCAGCCGCGCCATCTCATCGGCGAACACCTTCTGCAACGGCGACAAGCGCCCACCTTCGGTCTTGAGCTCGATGAACCATGTGCTGCCATCGGGCAGGCACACGATCCGGTCGGCCACGCCGCGCTGGGCCGGGCTCACGAACTTGTAGGCCACGCCGCCGATACGGCGCACGCTCTTGACCAGATGGGCTTCGATGTGTTTTTCCATGCCCAGCAGTATACACGTCAAAAAGTTTTTGACAACCTGAATTTTTATGATACAGTGGTGGCTCAATCAATTACAGGAGAGTCCTCTATGACCCAAGTTGCAGCGCATTCCAGCCTCGTCGGCGGCTCGACCGCCAGCCGTGTGATCAACTGCCCCGGCTCGGTGGCACTGGTTGCCAAGATGCCACCCAAGCCCAGCAGCAAGTACGCCGACGAAGGTACGCTGCTGCACGACGTGATGAGCGACCTGCTCTCCTCTGACAAGCACGTCAGCGATTTCCTCGGCCGCAAGTACAACGACATCGTGCTCACGCAAGAGCTGATCGACGAGAAGATCAAGCCCGCGCTGGAAGCGCTCAATGAGATCGACCCCGACATGAAGATGGAGATCGAGGTCGAGTCCCGAGTGGGCTTCGGCACCCTGATCCCCGACGCCTTCGGCAGCACCGACGTGCTGGGCCGCCTTGGCAAGCGCACCATCGTGCTCGATTGGAAGTTCGGCGACGGCGTTCCCGTGCCGGCCGAGAACAACAAGCAGCTGCTCTTCTACGCGGCCGCTGCGCGCCTGACGCCTGAGACGCAGTGGGCGTTTGAAGGCACCGAAGAGCTGGAGCTGATCATCGTGCAGCCGCCCCACGTCAAGCGCTGGGTGACCGACTTCAAGACGCTGGAGAACTTTGTCCACGATCTGGTGCGCGCCGTTAAGCAGGCCCAGACCCCCAACGCCCCGCTGGCAGTGGGTGATCACTGTCGCTGGTGCGCAGCCAAGCCGCTGTGCCCCAAGATGACCGGCGCTGCCGAGCGCGCGCTCAAACTCAAACTCGATGCGCTGGACAGCGCTGCTATCGGCAAGCTGCTGGGCCAAGCCGATCTGGTCGAGGAATGGATCAAAGACCTGCGCGAGCTGGCGTTCACCATGCTTGAGAATGACAAGCCGGTCGCCGGGTATAAACTGGTACCGAAGCGTGCGACGCGTCAGTGGGTCGATGAGGCCAAGGCCGTAGCATATCTGGAGGCTCATGGCGTGAGCCCGCACAAAGAACCCGAGGTGATTTCTCCGGCTGCTGCCGAGAAGGCCCTCAAAAAGAGCAAGGTGGAGTTGCCCGACGACCTCGTAGTGGCGATTTCAACTGGCAGCACGTTGGCGCCGGAGAGCGATCCCCGACCCGCCGTGTTAAACGTGGGTAAGCAGTTGTCTGCTGCCCTTTCTAAACTTCAGTAAGGAAGACAGTCATGTCCAATCTCGTAGCTTTCAGTCAAGCCAACCTCCCCGCAGTCTCCAGCCTCTCAACGGCGTTGCGTGCACTTGAGAAAGATGTCGGCCCCGCCGGCACCGTCATTCTCAAGATGGACAAAACCGGCCATTGGGTTTTCGGCGCCGACCAAACCGAAGTCGAAGACGATTCGACTTGGGCGGTCAATCCCTTCTCCTTCGTCCACGGCTCTATCGCTTGGGGTGACGGTGAAGTGCTCGCCGAGAAAATGGTTTCTGTGTCGCAGCCCCTGCCCGAACTCGACGCAGCGCCTCCCGGCGCCAAGCGTGGATGGGAGACGCAGGTCGGCATGTCGCTCAAGTGCCTCAATGGTGAAGACAAGGACATGGAAGCGCGCTTCACGACCACCTCGGTGGGCGGCAAGCGCGCAGTCCAGACCTTGGCCCTCGCTATCGCAGCGCAGGTTGAGAAAGACCAATCCAAGCCCGTGCCTGTCGTGCGCCTGAAAAAGGATCACTACACGCACAAGTCCTACGGCAAGATCTTCACTCCGGTGTTTGAGGTTGTCGAGTGGATCGGCATGGATGGTGGCGCAGCTGGCGCCGAGGCCGAGGCCCCTGCGGCCGAAGCACCGTCAGCAGCCGAGGAAGCACCGCGTCGTCGCCGTCGTGTCGCGTGAGGTCAACCATGTTGATCGATCTACACGTCAGCGAAATCAACGCAGCCATCGCCCTGTTCTCGGGCGTGGCTGAGAAGATTCGTGAGCAAGCGATTGCTCAATCGATGCCGCCTGCACCGATGCCCGACCCCAGCGTTCCAGACAACGCTGAGATTGTGCCGGTCACCAAGGCTGAGTAAGTCTGGGCCGGGGCCTTGTGAAAGGTTCCGGCCTTTTTCTTTCTGGAGAACGAGATGCACCCCTACCAAGAACTCTGTCACCTGCTGCGCGAGTACAGCACGGCATGTGACGCCTGCGATGACGACGGCGCGCTGAAGGTCGCCATGGAAATTCGTCAGGCCGCGCAGCAGCTGGTGGTTCAAGCCGCTGCCAACACCAACCCGCCGACGGATCCGCGCCAGCTGGAGCTGCCGCTATGAACACTTGGCCCTTCCCCCAACACCCGCTGCCGCCCTACAAAGAGCCGCGTGGCCCACGCTACCCCGCTGACGCAGAGGAGGCACCATGGTGATTGACAGCTATATGGTCAAGTTCGTGCTCGTCAATCTGGTATTTTTTGGCGTCATCATTGGCGCGGCGATGTATCTGTCTGACCGATACGACGAGTACGCTCGCTGGTGCGAAGGTGCTGGCGGCGTGGTTTTGAAATCCAGCGCTGGCTATGTCTGCATCAAAGCAGAAAGGATCACAGGATGAAAGACGCCAACGACCACTACGAGCGCCTGTACGGCGATCTGGGCCTGCACCCCAAGGACGCAGCGCGCTGGGTGTTCGCCTCGGGCTGGAACGCAGCCCTTGAGGAACTGATGAAGCGAGTCAACGCCATGCCTTTTGGTGACGACACCCGCGCATCGTTTGCCGTGTACATCGGCTCCATGATGCACGTCGATCCCAATACCATTTCGGAGCGCATGCAATGAGACACGATCGCCTTGAGTTCAATCCGTTCATGTCGGGCTGGGATCGCTTCTGGCGCGTGATCTTTCTGCTGATTGTCATGGCGCTGGCGCTGGTGTCGTTTGAGTCGCAAGCCGTTGTTGTCGTGGCGCCGCGCCCGGTCATCGTGCCGCGCGTCGCTCCACGTCCTGCGGTTGTGCCACGACCCGCGCCTGCACCTGAGCACGTCACGCCTCGCCCGGTGCCTGTCATCGTGCCCGGCATCGTGCCGCACCACAAGTGCGACGAAAAGAAAGAGAAGTGCAAGTGAGTATCCTGTGGCTTGACTTTGAGACGCGCAGCCGGTGTGACCTGCTGAGTAAGGGCGTCTACAACTACGCGCAGGACGCCAGCACCGATGTCCTCTGTATGTCCTACGCTTTCGACGACGAGGACGTCGTGACGTGGGTGCCGGTGCAACTGGACGGTACGTCCAACCCTTTCCCTGACCGTGTGGCCGCGCACACAGGCCAGATCCGCGCCCATAACGCCGCCTTTGAGCGGCTGATCTTCTGGTACGTCCTCCAGATCGACTACAAGCTGGAGCAGTTCTACTGCACCGCTGCGCAAGCCCGCGCCAACTGCGCGCCCGGCAGCCTTGAAGATGTGGGCCGCTTCGCGTCGGCCGACATGCGCAAGGACTACCGTGGCGCGCAGCTCATCCGACTGCTGTCCATCCCGCAGGCCGACGGCACATTCCGTGACGACCCCGCGCTCATGGCCGAGATGATCGCCTACTGCGAGCAGGACGTGCGCGCCATGCGGGCCATCTCCAAGTCCATGCGCAACCTGTCCGACGAGGAGCTGGCCGACTACCACGTCAACGAGCGCATCAACGATCGCGGCGTGCTGGTCGACCTCGACCTGTGCAAGGCGGCCGTCAAGTACGCCAGCGACGAGCTCATCGAGATCGAAGAGATCGTGGCTGAGGTCACCAACGGCGAGGTCGCCAGCGTGCGCTCGCCCAAGATGCGCGAGTGGGTGCTGGAGCGCGTCGGCGACGAGGCCAAGAAGATGATGACCGTCTACAAGGACGGCGAGAAGAAGTTCAGTATCGACAAGACCGTCCGCGCCAACCTACTGGTGCTGGCTGAGGAGAACCCCGATGAAATCCCGCCGGATGTTGCTGAAGTCATCCAGTGCGCCGACGATCTCTGGGCGTCGTCGGTTGCGAAGTTCAGCCGCCTTGCTGCTCTCGCAGACGAAGAAGATCACCGCGTCAGGGGAGCCTTTGTTTTTGCGGGTGGATCAGCTACGGGACGGGCTTCGTCCTACGGCGCTCAAGTTCACAACTTTACCCGGAAGGTCGCGGCAGCCCCCGAGGACGTTCGTCATGCAATGGTCAGAGGTCATGGCATTGTCCCGAAGTTCGGAAAACGAGTGACCGACGTTTTGAAGGGTATGTTACGCCCTGCGCTTGTGCCAGCACGGGGGCATGTCCTCATCGTAGCAGATTGGGCGGCCATTGAGGCGCGCATGAACCCGTGGTTGTCGGCCGACGTCACGTCCGAGGCCAAGCTCGACCTGTTCCGCAAGAACGAGGACGTCTACAAGCACAACGCCAGCCGCACCTTCCACATCCCGGTCGATGAGATCGACAAGGATCAGCGCCAGATCGGCAAGGTGCAGGAGCTGGCCTGCGGCTATGGCGGCGGCGTGGGCGCCTTCGCGGCGATGGGCCGCATCTATGGCGTTCACTTACCCGAATCTGACGCCCGCCGGATGGTCGACGCATGGCGCCGCGCCAATCCGTGGGCGGTCACTTACTGGCAAGCCCTTGAATCGGCGTACACCCGGGCGCTGCGCAACCCCAAGTACGAGTTCAGCGCCGGCCGCGTGACGTACTACTTCGACGGCCAGCACCTCTGGTACGCGCTGCCATCTGGCCGGATCTTGTGCTATCCCTATGCCCGGCTGGACAGTGACGGCGTAACATACGCCAAGGCGTCTTGGAAGCCGGCCGCTGATGCCAAAGAGTGGCCCCGCGCACGCCTGTGGAAGGGTCTTGCATGCGAAAACATCTGTCAGGCTGCGGCCAACGACGTCCTGCGCGCCACGCTGCGCGAGGTCAAGTCGGCGGTGCTGCACGTCCATGACGAGGTGGTGCTAGAAGTTCCCGAATCGGAAGCCGAGCAGGCGGTACAGACGCTTCACAGCGTCATGTGCACGCCGCCGGTATGGGCAACCGGCCTGCCCTTGGAGGCCGAGATCAATGTGATGAAGCGATACGGAAAGTAAAAAATGACAACGACAAAAGGTGCAACTATGCAGTTTCTGGATTTTCTGGTGGCGCTCGCTCCCGAGGGTGAGACACCGCTGATGGTGCGGCAAAAGCCGCAGCGACGTGATGGCGAGCTGCAATTCCACGCAGACGGCGCCATCAAGTGCACATGGCCGGCGTACCTGCCGGACGTGGAGCGCATCAAGCCCGACCAAGCGTGGTACGGCAACACGGCCAGCTTCATCATCGACCGCTTCGCCGACGGCAAGCCCAGCGCCTCGGCTGCCAACTGTGAGTATTGTCTGGTGCTGGTGCTCGACGACGTGGGCACCAAATCCAAAGAGCCGCCGCTTGAGCCGACGTGGATCATGGAGACGTCGCCCGGGTCATTCCAGTGGGGCTACGCTTTCACCGAAGACCAGCCGACCAAGGGCGAGTTCGCCGCAGCCATCAAGGCGATCGCCGACGCAGGCTACACCGACCCGGGGGCGCTCAACCCTGTGCGCAACTTCCGGCTGCCGGGCTCGATCAACCTCAAACCCGGCCGCGACAACTTCGCCGCCAAGCTGGTGGAGTTCCACCCGCAGCGCTTCTTCACCCTGCCGCAGATCTGTGAGGCGCTGGGCGTCACGCCAGCCGAGGCCGACAGCCTGACCATCAAGCCCATTCGCGTGCAAGACACCGGCGGTGACGACGTCTTCGCGTGGCTGATGGACAAGGGTCTGGTGCTGTCCAAACCCAACGCCGAGGGCTGGGCCGGCGTCATCTGCCCCAACGCCAAAGAACACACCGATGGCAACCCCGAGGGGCGCTACATGCCTGCCACGCGGGCGTATTGCTGCCTGCACAGCCATTGCATCGACTTCGACACCAAGATCTTCCTCGATTGGGTGGCGACCAATGGCGGCCCCAAGCATGAGCCGGGCATCCGCGACGACCTGATGGCCGCCACCATGCAGGCGACGCTGGAAAAGCTGGAGCCGTCCGACTTCTTCACTGACGACGCCGCCAAGGTGATCGAGGAGGTCGAGAAGAAAGAGGTCGGCCGTCTGGACAAGGCCGGCTGGTATTCGCGCTTCGCCTATGTGCAGAACGATGATTCGTACTTCGACATGCAAGACCGGCGCGAGATCAGCCGTGGCACCTTCAACGCGATCTTCCGTCATGTGTCCTGCCGCTCGATCCACAACCAGCGCAAGGTCGAGGCCAGTGTGTGCTTTGATGAGAACCGCCAGAGCATGGGCGCCAAGACCTTGATCGGTATCACCTACGCTGCCGGCGAGTCGGTGCTGGTGGCGCGTGATGGCGACGTTTATGGCAACCGCTGGCGCGACGCACGTCCTGCACTATCAGGCGAGAAGGTCAAGGATGCTGACGTGCAGATGTGGCTGGATCACTGCGCGACGCTGGTGCCCGAGAAGAGCGAGCGCGAGCACATCTTCAACGTCATGGCGTACAAGGTGCAGCATCCCGAGGTCAAGATCAACCACGCCGTGCTGCACGGGGGTGATCAGGGCTGCGGCAAAGACACACTGTGGGCGCCGTTCATCTGGGCCGTGTGCGGCCCGGGCATGAAGAACCGTGGCCTGCTTGACAACGACACACTAAACAGCCAGTGGGGCTATCAGCTGGAGTCTGAAATCCTCATCATCAACGAGCTGAAAGAACCCGAGGCGCGTGAGCGTCGTGCGCTGGCGAACAAACTCAAGCCCATCATTGCAGCCCCGCCTGAGATGCTGCCGATCAACCGCAAGGGCCTGCACCCTTACGACATGGTCAACCGCATGTTTGTGCTGGCGTTTTCCAATGACCCGGTGCCGATCTCGATCGACAGTCAGGATCGCCGCTGGTTTTGCGTCTGGTCGACAGCGCCGCGCATGAACCCGGTCAAAGCCAAGAAAATGTGGGATTGGTACAAAACTTCCGGTTTTGGCACTATTGCCAACTGGCTGGCGCAGCGCGATGTGTCGGCGTTCAACCCGTCCGAAGCGCCCGCGTGGACTGAGTTCAAGTCCAATTTGGTCGAGCATGGCATGAGCATGGCCGAGTCGTATCTGGTGGACATGATGCGCGAGCGCCGGGGCGAGTTCGGGAAGGGCGTTGTTGGATCTCCGTTTCACGCACTATGCGATCGGCTGGCCGGCAGCGCTCCGACCGGCGTGAAGATCCCGCAGGCAGCTCTGCTTCACGCACTAAAGGAAGCTGGATGGCAGGACATGGGGCGCATCGCGTCGGGCGAGCTCACCAGCAAAAAGCACATCTTCGCCGCGCCCGATCTGGTCGGCAGCGTGTCCAAGTCGGAGATGCGTCGACTTGTCGAAGAGTCGCCAGCGCCGCGCATGGCGCTTGTGAAATGACGCCGGCCGAGCTGGCCGCGCGCCGGATCCGTCGCATGTTTAGCCGTCGGCAGGCGCTGGCGCGCCGCGTGGCCCGGGGTGAGGTGAGCGCTCGGGCCGCGCGCGCAGCGCGTGAGCGCTTCGATGTTGAGCTGTTGCAGCTGTTGCAGCAGCTGGCCGCGCAGGGCCCCGGCGAGCGCCCATAAAAAAGCCCCGGCGGTAAGGCCGGGGCGTAAAGGGTGATCGGTCACCCGGGGCAACTGCGCAGCGCGTGCGCGTTTATAAGTCTAACAGCGCCGCAATGAAAATGAGCGCCAGCGCGACGCAAACGAGCGTGAACATGGCCGCGCCCTCATTGCAGCACGCTGCCGACGGCCAGAGCGAGCCACAGCAGCGCGTAAGCGCCGGCAGCGCCGGCCAGCACGGCCGCATAAAAAAGCGGGCCCCGGCCCTCGTCAAAATCGGCGCGCCAGCGCTCTAGGCGCGTGGCCGGGATGCTGGACAAGGTGAGGCGGCCATTGTGGCCGCGACGATAAAAAAGGTTTCGCATGGGGTCAGCTCCGAACAGGGGTTAAGGGAATGACGCGCCGGGCGCGCTCGTCGGCCGCGCGGGCGCGGGCGCCGTGGGCGCGGAATCCGACGATCACGGCCCGATCGGCCCGGGCGCAGAGCTGGCAGCTCGCGCACGTCACGCCGTCGCGCGTTTGGGCCGGGCAGACGACGACCGGCCGGCCGGCCGGGGTCGTCGAGCGCTCGGGCGCGTCGATCGGCAGCACCACGGCCACGGGGCCGGCGCCCGTGGCGGCCAGCTCGTCGGCTTGCCCGACGTCGTCGGCCGATAGGTTAACCACGAACCCGGCCGCATTGGCCGCGCGTATGGCCGCCAGCGCGGCCGGCGCGCGCTTGTGCGAATAGGTGAACCCGCGCCGGCCGGCATTGGCCGCGACGAGCTGGCGCAGCTCGCCGACGTTGACGCGCTCACCACGGCCGGGAAGGTCGCCGGCCACGGCGTAGCGCCAGAGCTGGCCGGCCGGCAGCTCGGCCACGGCCGCGCAGAGCTGGCGCCAGCTCGCGCCGTCGTCGGCGCGGTTCCACGCGAGCCGGGCCGGGCCGCCTTCGGCGTAGCAGCTCGTGCGATAGTGCGCGCAGCTCGGCGGGCAGCTCGCGCGCTCGGCGTAGGCCACCGGCAGCGGGCCGGTTTTCGCGTTCTCGCTTTTCGCGACAAAAAGGGCGCGCGTCATGCTCGGGCCCCTTCGAAAACGAACGCGGCCAGCGTCGAGAATGGCGCGCGGTAGGTCACGCCGTCGGCCAGATCCGGGCGCCGGCAGCGCCAGCCGCGACGCTGGCCGGCCGGCTCGGTCAATTCCAGCAGCGCGCCGGTGCGCGAATGGCGCCAGAGCTGGCCGGGCGCGTACGCTGGCCGCTCGGCCACCAGCTCGGGCGCGAAGCGCGAATAATTGCGGATTTTCGCGGGCGCGTCGCTCACGCGCTCGACCAGCTCGGGATCGCGGCCGAAGCGCTCGCGGTAAGCCACAAAAAACGTCGACGCGTCGCAGTCCTCTTCCAGATAGCCGAAACCGGCGGCCGCGTAACTGTACGGCGTGATTTTCTCGACAATCCCCAGCTCGCGCAGCAGCGCGCCGGGTACCTTGATCCAGCCGTGGCCGGGATCGGAAAAAAATTCGAATTTCATTTTGAGCCCCTTAAATTGTGGGCCGGCGCGCTGGCCGGCCCCGGTTTTTAGATTACTTCGACCAGATCCAGCAGATCGCCGGCGCCGGTTTCAAATTCGACGCGCTCGGCCGTCCATGGGATCGACTTCGCGTAAGCCGTGGCGCCGGTCACGACGTCCCAGATCGTCTCAATCGGCCGGCCCTCTTCGGCCATATGCGCAGCTGCGACGCGCTGGCCGACCTTCGGCCCGAAGCGCTTCGATAAAAACTCTTCGACCTTATCGACCTTAGAGCGCTGCGCGCTCGCCAGCACGCGCTCGACGGATCCGGCCGACGCTTGAGAGTAGGCCAGCAGCGCCGGGGTTACCTCTTCGACGAATCGATCGGGCGCGCTGGCCGTGTGCCGGATCGCGATTTCCTCGAGCTCATGGGCGCCCCAGACAATCCGGTTTTGACAGACATAGTCGAAGAGGAAAGTTTTCACGCGCAGCGTACCGGCGCCGACCTCAGAATTTGAGACAAAAAAGCCACGCGCCAGCGTGCCGGTTTGCCCGTCGCGTCGGCCGGGCAGCTCGATCCGGTTTTTTTCGTCGGCCAGAAAAACAAACATATCGCGGTCGCCAGCGAAGAGCGTCGTATTCTCGCCGGTCACTTGATCGAGCTCGCGGCCGAAGATACCCGGCACGCGAAAATCACCGGTCACGCCGTCGCCGAAGCGGTCAATCAGCGCATCGACGACGTCGCCGTTCCAGATCCGGCCGTAACGCGGGCCCGTCATGGCGCGCATGACCGCGTCGCCGTTCTTGGTCAGCAGCACGCCGACGTCTTGCGCGTCGCGCTCGACGTGAAAACCATAATTGAGACAATCGGCGGCCACCGGCGCCGGCAGCGTGCGCAGATATGCTGCCGGCGCGCCGACCAGCTGCGCAGCTTGGCCCATGGCCCAGTTTGTCGGCGCGAAGCCGTAGCCGCTCGGCCCTTCGATCAAGAGCCCGTCGGCGCCGTCGGGTACGGCGCGCAGCTTGCGCGAGCTCACGACGGCCGCGCGAGTGATGGCGCGCTGCGCGTGAAAGTGAGCCGACATGGCCGTGAGCGACGTGTAGCGCTCTTCGGCCGGGCGCGTCGCCCATTGTTTGCTGGCTTGGGTGAGAGTGGAATTCGACATGATTTTGCCCTTCGTTTAGTGGATTGAAATTTACCGTTTCACGGTTTCCCGCGTCGCCGAAGCGAAGCCCGAGCGTAAAGGATTGTTTTGCACTTGTCAAGCCCCCAGCACAAAAAAAATTTTGTCGGCCAGCTGCGAGGGCTTTTTTGTTGGGTCACGGCGCGCGCTTTTCGGTCATGCTTCGGTCACGTCGGCGCGTCGACATGACCCAGCGAAGAGCGGCGAAAATAAAGGGCTTTTTGCTTTTTTAGGTCATTTAGGTCATTTATTCTTTAGGATGTTAGAAGAATAATATATTTCATAATGTGAAATATGACAGTCGAGCCGGCGCGATTTATTTTCGATGACAAACTGACCTAATTGACCTAATCGGCCGCGTCGACATGCCCGCGCTTTTTGCCCCGGTTTTTTGCTTTTTGCCCGGGCCCGAACAATCCCCGATTTTCGCGCCAGCGCGTGCCTTGTGCTTTTTAGGTTATAGCTTTTTGATTGACCGAATTGACCTAATGCCGGCAGCTGCCGGCCAGCTGGCCGACGGCCCCGGGCGCCAGCTCGACCGGTCACGCAAAAAAGGGTCCGGGGCATGGGCTGCATGCAACATGCGCGCAGCTCGACGGCTCGATGCTGTTTGCGTAGTGCTTTTTGCTGCATCGGGTTTTCCCTAAGGCATTTTGAATTGGGGAGTGGGCGCAAGGCCCCCGGGTAGGGCCCGCCGCAAGGGCCCACGCGAGCGGAGGGTTCAGAAAAATTTTGAAAATTTTTTGCAACATGCCCAACAACTCCTTACACTCACGGCTATGGGTCACTTGGGTCGTTTGGCCTTCCGAAAAAAATCGCACCGGACTAAACTGCGCACATGGCATTCAAAAGTCTTCCACTCACTGTCAGAGAGATCAAAGCAACCGACGCCGTGTTGGAGAAGATCTACCACGCTGCCTTCTTGGGGTTGAAGGGAGACTCTCTTGCATTGGCAGCAGGAATGCTTCCTGTGGAGTACAACCGACTGAAAGAGCTTGACCAAATGGCCCAAATGGCCGAACAGAAGGGGCGCGCTGACAGTGAGCTCGAAAACAGCCAGCATCTGCTCAACGCCGCCCGGGCCGGTGACGCCAAGGCCGCGCTTGCTATCCTCCAGCACGTCCACGGCTGGGTCGCCAAGCAAGCCATCTCCGTCGAGGTCGACCAGCGCATCAGCGTCATCGACGCCCTGCGCGCTGCTGAGAGCCGCGTCATCGACGGCGCCGTCACCGAAGTGATCGAGCAGAAGCACGCGCCGACGCTACAGACCAAAGTGGTCAACACCAACCAAGCGACAGCCTGATGCAAAAACCCATCTACGCCCCGGAAGACGAACAGCTGCTGATGACCCGACTGTGGTCGCCACAGATCAAGGACGACCCCGAGGCGTTTGTGTTGTTTGCCTTCCCGTGGGGCCAAGAGAACACGCCGTTGGCGAAGTACAAGGGCCCGCGCATGTGGCAGCGCCAAGTACTTCGCGACATCAAGGCGCACATCGACAAGAATCGAGGCCAGATCAACATGGACACGCTGCGCGAGGCAGTGGCGTCCGGGCGCGGTATCGGCAAGTCGGCCTTAGTCTCATGGCTCATCCTGTGGATGCTTTCCACGCGCATCGGCTCCAGCGCCATCATCTCGGCCAACTCGGAAGCGCAGCTCAGATCTGTGACGTGGGGTGAGCTGACCAAGTGGTCGACCATGGTCATCAACGCCCACTGGTGGGAGATCAGCGCGACCAAGCTGACGCCGGCCAAGTGGCTGTGCGACTTGGTCGAACGCGACCTCAAGAAGGGCACGCGCTACTGGTCGGCCGAGGGCAAGCTGTGGTCGGAAGAGAACCCCGACAGCTACGCCGGTGTGCACAACCACGACGGCATGATGCTGATCTTCGATGAGGCGAGCGGTATCCCCGATGGCATCTGGTCGGTGGGCGCGGGCTTCTTCACGGAAAACATCCTTGACCGCTACTGGTTCGCGTTCAGCAACCCCCGACGCAACACGGGCTACTTTTTTGAGTGCTTCAACGCCAAGCGCGACTTCTGGCACACGCGCCAAGTCGACGCGCGCACGGTGGAGGACACCGACAAGCAGGTCTACGAGCAGATCATCGCCGAGTACGGCGAGGATTCGTCACAGGCCAGAGTTGAGGTGTACGGCGAGTTCCCATCCGCTGGCGACGACCAGTTCATCGCGCCCAACATGGTGGCCGACGCCGCCCAGCGCCCGCGCTACAAGGACGAGACAGCCCCGATCGTGATCGGCGTCGACCCGGCCCGAGGCGGGGCCGACTCCACGGTGATCGCCGTGCGGCAAGGCCGCGATCTGGTGGCGATCCACCGCTACCACGGCGAGGACACCATGACGATCGTCGGTCGGGTGATCGACGCCATCGAGGAGTACAAGCCCACGCTGGTGGTGCTGGACGAGGGCGGTCTGGGCTACGGTATTCTTGACCGGCTGCATGAGCAGCGCTACAAGGTGGTCAGGGGTGTGAACTTCGGCTGGAAGGCCAAAAACCCCATCATGTACGGCAACAAACGGGCCGAGCTGTGGGGCACGATGAAGGAGTGGCTGCGCACCGCTTCCATTCCGAACGATCGTGGGTTAAAGTCCGATCTGACCGGGCCTACCATAAAACCGAACTCGTCGGGTACAATTTTCCTAGAAGGCAAGAAGGAAATGAAAGCCAGAGGGCTGGCATCACCCGACGCCGCCGACGCACTGGCTGTGACGTTCGCGTTCCCTGTGGCGCACCGGCAGTATGTTGAAAAACCGACCACACGCGGGTACGCAGCCAACGGCGTGGTCACATCTTGGATGGGGGCGTGATGGCAAAAAAGAGCGTTTCGCTGTCTGTTGGACGGGGGGAAAAACTGCCCGTGTCCAAGGGCGCCGGCCTCACCGCCAAAGGTCGGGCCAAGTACAACGCTGCCACCGGCTCCAAACTCAAAGCTCCTGCACCCAGCCCCAAGACCGAAGCCGACAAGGGCCGCAAGGCCAGCTTCTGTGCGCGCATGGAAGGGGTCGTCAAAAACGCCAAGGGGCCGGCCGAGCGCGCCAAAGCCTCACTCAAACGCTGGAAGTGCTGATCATGGCAACCAAACCCGGGCTCTACGCCAACATCCACGCGAAGCAAGAGCGCATCAAGGCCGGCAGCGGCGAGAAGATGCGCAAGCCCGGCAGCAAAGGAGCGCCCACCGACAAGGCGTTCCGTGAGTCGGCCAAGACGGCCAAGAAGCCGGCGAGCAAGCCGATGAAGGGGAAGTGCTGATGCCACTCGTCAAATCCACATCCAAGCAGGCGTTCCGCAAGAACGTGGCCGCTGAAGTGAACGCCGGCAAGCCGGTCAAGCAGGCCGTCGCGATTGCCTACGACGTCAAGCGCCGCGCAGCTGCGCCAGCCAAAAAAGCACCCACGTCGAAGAAAAAATAATGGCAACGATCAACCAAGACCCCACAGGCATCGACGGCGCAGGCAAAGTGTCTGCGCGCGGCGGCCCAGACCAAAAAGACCACCGCGACACGCTCCAGCTCATGCGCGACCGCATGCGCCAAGCGGTCGGTGCGTACTCTGAGAGCCGTGAAGACGAGCTCGACGACCTGCGCTTCATGGCGGGCTCCCCAGACAACCAGTGGCAGTGGCCGCAGGACGTGTTGGCGACCCGTGGCTCTGTGCAGGGTCAGACCGTCAACGCCCGTCCGTGCCTGACCATCAACAAACTGCCGCAGCACGTCCGTCAGGTGACGAACGAGCAGCGTCAGAACCGTCCCAGCGGCAAGGTGATACCGGTCAACGATCAGGCTGACGTGGAAGTGGCCGAGGTGCTCGATGGCATCGTGCGCCACATCGAGTACATGTCAGACGCTGACGTGGCCTACGACACCGCCTGCGAGAACCAAGTCACCTACGGCGAAGGTTACATCCGCATCCTGACTGAGTATTGCTACGAGGACAGCTTCGATCAGGACATCAAGATCGCCCGCGTTCGCAACAGCTTCTCGGTCTACATGGATCCGCTGATCCAAGACCCCTGCGGCTCGGATGCCGAGTGGTGCTTCATCACCGAAGACCTGATGAAAGAAGACTACCAGCGCATGTACCCCAACGCTGCGCCGCTGTCGTCCATCATGGTTCAGGGCATCGGCGACCAAGACATCAGCCAGTGGATCACCGAAGACACGATCCGCATCGCCGAATACTTCTACACCGACCACAAGACCGAGACGCTGTACCTGTTCCCGGGCAATCAGTCCGTGTTCAAAGGCTCCCGCGAGGAGAGAAACCTACGCGCTGCCGGGCTGAACCACATCCGCGAGCGTCAAGTCGACCGCAAGCGCATCATGTGGATGAAGACCAACGGCTTTGAGGTGCTGGAAGAGCGCGAATGGGCCGGCAAGTGGATCCCCGTGATCCGCGTGGTGGGCAACGAGTTCCAAGTGGACGGCCGGATCTTCATCTCCGGCATCGTGCGCAACGCCAAAGACGCCCAGCGCATGTACAACTACTGGACTTCGCAGGAAGCCGAGATGCTGGCGCTGGCCCCCAAGGCCCCCTTCATCGGCTACGGCGGCCAGTTTGAAGGCTACGAGTTCCAGTGGAAGACCGCCAACACCCAGAACTGGCCGTATTTGGAGGTCAACCCGGACGTCACAGACGGCTCAGGCGCCGTTTTGCCGCTTCCGCAGCGTGCCGCCCCGCCCCTGCCCCAAACCGGCCTCATTCAGGCCAAAATGGGCGCTTCTGAGGACATCAAGACCACCACCGGCCAGTACGATGCGGCCCTCGGTCAGGTGTCCAACGAGCGTTCTGGCAAGGCCATTCTGGCCCGCGAAAAGCAAGCTGACGTCGGCACCTACCATTACGTCGACAATCTGGCCCGCGCGGTGCGTTACGTCACGCGCCAGCTGGTCGATCTGATTCCCAAGATCTACGACACCCAGCGCATCGCCCGAATCATCGGCATTGACGGCGAAACCAACATGGTCAAAATCGATCCGACGCAGGCCGAGCCGGTCAAGAAGATCGTCGACCAAGCTGGTGTGGTGATCGAAAAGATCTACAACCCGTCCGTGGGTCGCTACGACGTGGCTGTGACCACCGGCCCGAGCTATCTGACCAAGCGTCAGGAAGCCATGGACGCGATGGCCCAGATTCTGCAAGGCAACCCCCAGCTGTGGGCCGTGGCCGGCGATCTGTTCGTCAAAAACATGGATTGGCCGGGCGCGCAAGAGATGGCCGCCCGCATCCGCAAGACCATCGACCCCAAACTGCTGGCCGATCAAGACAACGACCCCGCCTTGCAGGCCGCTCAGAAGCAAATTGAGAGCCTCATGGGTGAGATGCAGGCCATGCACCAGATGCTGATGAACGTCAACAGCTCGTTTGAGGCCAAAGACGTCCAGATCCGCGAGTTTGAGTCGAAGATCAAGGCATTCGATGCGGAAACCAAGCGCATTTCGGCCACAATGGCCGGTATGACACCCGAGCAGATCCAAGACATCGTGATGGGCACGCTGGCAGCGGCCCAAGATGTCGGCGATCTGATCCCGCCGCAGGGCATGATGGGCCCGATCGAGGAAGGCCCGCAGCACGAAGGCATGGAATCCCCCCAAATCGAGCGTCAGGAGGAGGCCCAGCAGGCCACGCCGATGCCAAATATCGCGCCTGAGGAGGGCCAAGCATGAAACCCGCAGAGTTTGTCGGCATGATGTTTCTGGCCCGTGATGTGGCGCACTCTGTGCACCTCAACACGCGCAGTTTTTCCAAGCACATGGCCCTGAACACGTTCTACGAAGAGATCATCGAGCTCGCTGACAAGTTTGCCGAGGCGTACCAAGGAAAACACGGTCTGGTGGGCCCGATTTCGCTGATGAACGCCAACAAGACATCCAACATCGTCGAATTTTTGCAAGATCAGGTCGACGGTATTGAAAAGGCCCGGTACGAGGTTTGTGACAAAACCGAAACGGCGTTGCAAAATATCATTGATGAGATTGTCGGGCTGTACCTGAGCACGCTCTACAAACTTCGTTTCTTGGCATAAGGAGCCACCATGGCACAGTACAAACAAGGCAGCGCAGACGCGCAAATCAAGATCGGCGGCGGCAAGCTGTTCGGCGTTTTTGTCTCCAGCACCTCCAGCGGCACGTTCACGCTGTATGACACGGCCACGGCCAACACCAGCGACCCCAAGATCGTTGCTACGGTGACCCCGGCAGCCGGCACGCAGTATGTGAGCTTCCCTGCTGGCCTGTGGTTCAGCAACGGCCTGTACATCGACGTTGCCAACACCATCGAATACACGGTCGCCTACGAGTAAGGACACGCCATGGCTGTCAACCTTTCCCCCGTGGGCGGCGTTGCGGCCCAATTCTTCGACAACAGCGGCTACCCTTTGACGGGTGGCAAGCTGTACAGTTATGCTGCCGGCACCACTACGCCTGCAACGACATACACCAGCTCCAACGGCTCCACAGCGCACAGCAACCCTATTGTGCTGGACGCAGCCGGCCGCGTGCCTGCTGGCGGTGAGATTTGGCTCACGGATGGCATCACCTACAAGTTCGTGCTGAAGACCAGCACCGACACGCTGATCGCAACCTACGACAACATCACCGGCATCAACAGCAACGCGATTGCTTTTACCAACACTCAAGAAATTCAAACGGCCACCGCAGGCCAAACGGTCTTCACGCTAACCAACTCATATCAACCCGGCGCCAACAGTCTGTCAGTGTTTGTGGACGGCGTGAATCAGTACGGCCCCGGCGCCCAGTACTCTTACGTTGAGACGGACGCCAACACGGTGACGTTTAACAGCGGACTGCACGTTGGCGCGTCGGTCAAGTTCACCACCACGCAGCAGCAAGGCGCTGGCGCTGTGGATGCACAACAAGTGTCGTATGTGCCGCCGTTCACAGGGTCTGTCGCAACCAACGTCGAAGTCAAACTGGCGCAGTACATCAGTGTGCAAGATTTTGGCGCTGTGGGCGACGGCAGTACCGACGATCAACCGGCCATTCAAGCTGCGCTTGATTATGCGGCGTCTCTGTCAAATCAAAGCCCCACTTTTGTCTTGTTTCCGGGGCAAAACAATGAAGTGTACGCAATCGAAAGCCAGATCGTTGTAGACAGTGACTACAACGTCGGAATAAGTGGGTTTGGCGGCACACCAACGATCAAGTACACCGGCCCAGTTATGAATACGTCCACTCAAAACGATTCAACTGGTGCGATGATCTATTTCAGCGGCACGGATCACGCTTTTGGCGGCATCAAAGACCTGTTTGTGGACGCAAGCAGCGCGGCAAATTTCTGTGTCTATCTGGAGGGCATTTGCCAGCCCCAATTCAATATCAAGAACCTGCACATGAAGCACGCGCAGCTTGATATTTTGTACGCCAACAACAACGCTGGACTCGGACAGACGCAACTGTTCATTGACGAATGCACGTTTTTTCCGGCTACAGGCGCTACGTTCTCGGGGCAGACGGCAGTGTGTGGCCGGTATCCGATTCACATTGCAGTAGGCTCCAACACCGGGATGATCCGTATCAGCAACACTGGGATCGATAGCGGTGTTGCAGGATGTGTCGGCATCACCGCAGGCGCTGGAGCGTCGTACATCAATGAGCAAATCTTGATGGATAACGTGCGGTTTGAGACGTATGGTTCCAACAAAGACGTAATCGTTTTGGATTATGGTGCGCTTACAAATCCCGGCGAAATTACGCTACTTAATTGCAAACCATCAATTGGCGATGCAGGCAGCATTACAGCCTACGTCGCAAATGCAACATCCCCCGCAGGCGCTCGCCCCGTCATCAATTTTGTACCCTACATGGAACAAAACACGATGACGTACATCTACAACGATATAGATACGGCGTATCGGGTGACGGATGACACAAAACGACAAAGCGTAATTTTTGCAATCAACCAAACCAGTTCTGTTGGCCGTCTTCAAATGGGCACCGCGATGCCCAGCACTCCCGTGGACGGAGACTACTATCTCAACAACTCGACGCGACAGTTGGTTGGCCGCATCAACGGAAAAACATTTGTTCAGCCGTTTGGCAACCCAACTATCTTGGGGCCAAGCACAACGTACAGCATCGCATACACCGATTTTGACAAACTGATCCACAACAACAACGCTGGCGCGTTGACGTTGAATCTGCCATCGATTGCGACTGTGTCTACCGGGTTTAAGCTCAACATTGCCGCCACCACATCGGGGGCTATTACGCTCACGCCAGACGGCACTGATTCGATTGGCCCAAAAACTGCCGGGCAGACTTACGTTAGCAGCGGAAGTGCAGGCGACGCATTGATTCTGATGGCTGGCCCCGGCAGCAAATGGGTGGTGCTGTCCAAAGTGGGGACTTGGTCGTAATGGCAAACAGCAAAATCTCCGCGCTCACGTCAGCGACTACACCGCTGGCGGGTACGGAGACTTTGCCTGTTGTTCAGAGTGGCGTCACCAAACAAGTCAGCGTCGCCAACTTGACCGCTGGCCGGGTGGTTGACACCGCTGGCCTCACAATTACCGACTATGCGGGTGCAACCGCTGCAATAAACATCTCGGGCGCGGGCACAATTCCCGCCCGAATTCGTGTTGTCAGCACCACCAGTGCAGGTGCCAACATTGTTTTGCGCGATAGTGGCACGACCAACAACGTCACGCTTCTTTCGTCTGGGCAAGACCTTGTAATCCAAACTGGCGGCGTTCAGCGTGTCAACGTCAGCGGCGGCGGCGACTTAACAATGCTGACGGGCAACGTCATCCAAGGCACCGCAGCCAAAGGTATCAACTTCACCGCCAACACCGCTACAGCGGGTTCTACAAGCAGGTTGCTGAACTGGTACGAGGAAGGGACTTGGACGCCGAACGCCGTGGCTACTACTGGCACCATTACCACATACACGTCGTCTGGTCGTTACACACGAGTTGGCAGGTTAGTTACGCTGCAAATTGAAATCAACATAACCACTAACGGAACTGGCGCAGGAACTATCAAAGTGGACAACTTGCCGTTTACGGTAGGTTCCGTTAATGCCGCAGGTGTGGGTAAAGAAGTTGCCAACACTGGCAAAGCAATCTCAGGAAGTTTTAATGCGTCAAGCACCAACTCGTATTGGAATTACTATGATGGAACGTATCCTGGTGCGAGTGGAAACGTCATCTGGATCACCGGGTCGTATTCTGTTTAAGGATTTATCATGTCTCTGACCAAAGCCTCTTATGCAATGACCACTGGCGCTGCCGTCAACGCGCTTGATTATGGTTGCGTTGCCGACGGCACCACTGACGATACCGCCGCCCTTCAAGCTGCAATCGACGCGGCCGCTGGTAAGCAGCTATGGATGCCCAAAGGTAACTACAAAATCACTGGAACATTGACGCTTCCTCAACAAATTCGCATAACGGGCGAAGTGTTAAGGGGCGGGAATGGCACGACGATCACCGCTGCCTTTGCGGGGCCAGCAATCAGCCGCGCGCCTGCATCTTTGACGCCTTGCGAGATTTTGCTTGAACACTTGTTTGTGTTTGGAAAATACACTCAGTATGGCGCTGGCGATGGCATTTACATCAAAAACAGCCCTTCATTTAGCATTCAGTTTTGCGTGGTGGCTGGATTCAACAGACAGATTTATATTGACACTGGCTCGTATGGGTGTTTGGTGCGTGACACTTATGTTGCTGAAACATGGGGAACTGGCGGCAGCAACGCCAACATCTATTGCTCGTCTGAATTTTGCACGTTTGACCGTGTTGAGTCAGATGATGCTACCTTCAGTATTTTCTTGGCAACAGGCGCATACGGCTGCCAGATCATGCACTGCACCCTTGAAGGTTGGTCTAACTCTTGTATTCTTGTGCAAAGCAGCCTAACGACGGATCGAACCATCATTCAAGGAAATAAAATAAACGGTTCGCGTGGTGGGACGGGTATTTCCACAGACGCCAACCGAACCAACATCATCAACAACCAGATTTCTTTGACCGCCGGTAGTGTCGGGGTTAACTTGACCGAAAACTCATACGCAAGCGTGGTTGTTGGAAACGTGGTGCAAGGTGGTAGCACTGGCGTCTACGTCAAAAATTCTGGCGCAAACGTCATCAATGACAACTTTATCTCTGGTGATATTGCTCTTGATGTTCAAGGTGGATCGGGCTATGTGACCTATCCCCAGACGATCTCTAACAACATTGTTTCTGGTGTGACTCAAAGTTTGCGGCACAACCAAAACAACAAAACGTCGTACATCGGCAATATGTTTCAAGACGCTGCCACCGGCGCGTACAAAGCGCCTTATTTGCAGTCCGGCGCACCTTGGATCATGTCGCCTGACGGCACCAATATGACGATGTTTTCTGGTGCTATGAGTTTCCCGGCCAACAGCCTGATTGTTGCTGGCGGCGCAGGCACCAATATCGTGTCTGTCGGTGCTGCCGATTCTGGCGGTACTGGCTATCGGTTGCTTCGCATTCCAAACTGATCTTGCATTCGATTGAAAATCGGATGTAAGATCAAACAATCCCGTACTGGTGCGGTTCATCAGGGATTCTCAGGAATCATCAATGAGTGACGCAAGTCAAAACTTAGCGGAAGTTGAATCCGCGCAAGCCCCCGAGGTGACGGCCACCACGGATCAGGCACAAAATGCGCCGGAAGTCGCTGAACAGCAGCAGACGGAACAGCAAGTTGAGGAGAAGAAATTCACTCAAGCTGAACTCGATGCGATGATCAGCAAACGCCTCGCAAGAGAGCAACGTAAGTGGGAACGAGAGCAGAAGCTGCGCCAGCCAGAACCTAGCGCAACGCCCGCCGAGTTACCGCCGCAAGAGCAGTTTGAGAGCCCGGAAGCCTACGCGGAAGCGCTGGCCGAACGCAAAGCTCAACAGCTGATCGCGCAGCGCGAAGCCCAGCGCCAGCAAGCTGAAGTTCTTGAGAGCTACCATGAGCGCGAAGAGGAAGCACGCAACAAGTACGACGACTTTGAACAGGTCGCCTACAACCCGCGCCTCCCGATCACGCAAGTGATGGCCGAGACGATCCAAGCCTCGGAAGTGGGCCCCGAAGTAGCGTACTACCTCGGATCCAACCCCAAGGAAGCCGATCGCATCGCCCGCCTGTCGCCCTTCATGCAGGCAAAAGAGATTGGGAAGATTGAAGCCAAGTTGGTCGACAATCCCCCGGTCAAAAAATCGTCGAGTGCCCCAGCACCGATCGCGCCAGTTACCCCTCGGGGTGGCAACGCAAGGACTCTGGACACCACCGACCCGCGCTCCATCAAGGAGATGTCGACGTCGGAGTGGATTGAGGCCGAGCGCCAACGGCAGATCAAGAAGTGGGAAGCTCAAAGAAACCGCTAATTTTTTGAAAAGGAAATTGTCATGGCAAACAGCCTGCTTACCATCGACATGATCACTCGCAAGGCCCTTGAGATCCTTGAGAACAATCTTGTCTTGACCCGCAACGTGAACCGTCAGTACGACGACAGCTTCGCTGTCGAAGGTGCCAAGATTGGTTCGACCCTCCGTATCCGTCTGCCCGACCGCGCTCTGGTCACCGACGGCGCTGCCCTGCAAGTGCAGAGCGACAACGAACAGTACACGACCCTGACTGTTGCTTCTCAGAAGCACATCGGCGTGAACTTCACGTCTGCCGAACTGACCTTGCAGTTGGACGACTTCGCCGAGCGTGTGCTCAAGCCTCGTATCAGCCAGCTGGCCGCCAGCATCGACGCTGACGTCGCCAACTCGTTCAAGTACATCGGCAACTCTGTCGGCACCCCCGGCACCACGCCGTCCACCTCTCTGGTGCTGCTCCAAGCCCAGCAGAAGCTGAACGAAAACGCTGCGGTGATGAGCCCCCGCTATGCCACCGTCAACCCGGCCGCCAACGCTGGTCTGGTTGAAGGCATGAAGGGCCTGTTCAACCCCACCGACACCATCAGCCGCCAGTTCAAGAACGGCATGATGGGCATGGGCGTGCTGGGCTTCGACGAAGTCAACATGTCTCAGTCGATCAAGCAGTTCACCACTGGCTCGCGTACCGCCACCGGCGGCACCACCTCTGCTGCTGTGACCAGCGAAGGCGCAACCACCATCGCCATCACCGGCGCTGGCGCCAACGCCACGATCAAGCAGGGCGACGTGTTCACCGTGGCTGACTGCTATGCCGTGAACCCGCAGACCCGCGAGTCCACCGGCTCGCTGTTCCAGTTCGTGGCCGCCGCTGACGTGACCCTGAACGGCTCTGGTGCTGGCAACGTCACCGTGTCGCCGATCTACTCGTCTGCCAACGCTCTGGCAACCGTGGACAGCCTGCCCGGCAACAGCAAGGCAGTGGTGTTCTACGGCGCTGCTTCCAGCCAGTACGCCCAGAACTTGGTCTACCACAAGGACGCAATCACTTTCGCTACCGCCGACCTGATGATGCCGCAAGGCGTCGACATGGCGTCGCGTCAAGTGCACAACGGCATCTCCATGCGTATCGTGCGCCAGTACGATATCAACAATGACCGTATGCCTTGCCGTATCGACGTGCTGTACGGCTACAGCGTGATCCGTCCTCAGATGGGCGTTCGCCTCTGGGGCTGATCGGCTCAGGGGGCTACGGCCCCCTTGTCAAACTCACTTTGAAAGGAATTCATCATGGCAATCCCTAATGGCGCTGGTGGCTACCAGTACAGTGACGGCAATCAGGGCGAACCCCTTCTGTTCGCTCAAGGCGCTCCTGCGGCTTACACCGCAGCCGCAACCCTGACTGCCGCCGATCTTTGCAACGGCATCATCACCCTGACCAACGGCTCTGATCAGAACCTGCAACTGCCTCTGGCAGCAGATCTGGACAACGCCGTGTCTTCGGCCAACGTGAACACCGGTTTCGCGTTCTCTGTGATCGCTCTGGGCGCTGGCGGCGCTACCTTGACAACCAACACCGGCTGGACGCTGGTGGGCGTCACCAAGGTAACGGCCTCCAACCGCTACATTGCTCGCAAGACCGGCACCGGTACTTGGGCTCTGTATCAAGTGGCGTAATTTGCGGGGGCTTCGGCCCCCGTCATTGAAAGGACACCACCATGCCTAATACCAAAGCAACCGGCGTCGCATACAGCGACCCACAGTTCGACAGTTTGACCGTTACCGGCCCGTCGGCATTGGCAGCTGTGACCGCTACCTCGGTCACCACTTCCGGCGCCGTCAGCAGCACCGCCACAAACGGTGCAGCCGTTGCCAACGGTACTGCCGCGCTGTACTTTCTGACGAGCGCCATCACGGCCAACTCGACCACCACCACCGCGCCTGTTGGCTCGCTGGCTACAACCACCAACGCCACTGGCCTTGGCAAGCTGTTCATCTCGGACGGCACCAAGTGGCAGTATCCTGTTGTTGCTTAAACGGACGGGGGCCTCGGCCCCCGCTTAAATCATGGCAGTCATCTACCTCCAACACCCCAAACACGGCGCCAAAGTTGCAATTTCGCAGCAGGAAGCCGACAATGACATGCAGAACGGCTGGGAAGAGTTCGACCCGACCGAGGCTGTCAACGAATCGCCAGCCCCTGACGCTGAAAAGGCTTTTGCAGACGGCAAAGACGAGGTGACAGACGTTGTCAACGAGCTGCCGCGCCGTCGCGGTCGCCGCCCTGTGGAGACTGAATAATGACAACCACTGCCAGCGCCGGTGAACTGATCAAAGGTGCGTTGCGCCTGATCGGCCAGTTGGCCGAAGGGGAAGAGCCCTCGGCCGACACCATGCAAGACTCCATCATGGCGATGAACCAGATGATTCAGTCTTGGGACACCGAGCGACTGTCAGTGTTTGGCACGCAAGATCAGGTCTTCTTGTGGCCGGCCTACGAGAAGACCCGCACCATCGGCCCGACCGGCGATTTCGTCGGCCAGCGCCCGATCGAGATCGACGACGCCACCTACTTCAAAGATCCGCAAAGCGGCCTGTCGTTTGGCGTCAAACTGATCAACCAGCAGCAGTACGACGGCATCGCGTTCAAGACCGTGACGTCGACGTACCCGCAAGTGCTGTGGGTCAACAACTCTTTCCCCGACATGACGATGACCATTTACCCGGTTCCAATCAAGGAGCTGGAGTGGCACATCATCTCGGTAGAAACCCTTAAGGAGGTGGACAGCGTCGCCACCGACATGTACTTCCCGCCCGGGTATCTGCGCGCCTTTCGCTACAACTTGGCGATGGAGCTGGCGCCCGAGTTTGGCGTCGAGCCGTCGCCGCAGGTCGTGCGCATCGCGATGACCAGCAAGCGCGACCTCAAGCGCATCAACAATCCGGGTGACCTGATGGCGATCCCGTACCCGATCGTGGCGACCCGCCAGCGTTACAACATCTACGCCAACAACTTCTGATGAAAACGCCGATCCTTGGAGCCACCTACGTCACGCGTTCGGTGAACGCGGCCGACGCGCGGATGATCAACCTGTTTCCCGAGATCATCCCGGAGGGTGGCAAAGAGCCGGCGTTTTTGATGCGCGCGCCCGGCCTGCGCAAGCTGACCGAGGTTGGCACCGGGCCTGTTCGGGGCCTGTGGCAGCTGGGCGACTACCTGTACGTCGTCAGCGGCAGCACCCTGTACAAGGTCAGCAAGACCTACGTTGCCACGGCGCTGGGCACGATCGCCAACACACCCAACCCTGTCAGCATGGCCGACAACGGCACGCAGATCTTCATCGCGGCCAACCCGCAGGGTTACATCTACAACACGACCACGAACGTCTTCCAGCAGATCACCGACCCGGATTTCCCCGGCGCGGTCAATGTCGGCTACATCGACGGCTACTTCGTGTTCAACGAACCCAACAGCCAGCGTTTCTGGGTCACCAGCCTGCTGGACGGCACCTCGGTCGACCCGCTGGACTTTGCCAGCGCGGAAGGCTCTCCTGACGGCATCGTCGGCCTGATCGTCGACCACCGCGAGGTATGGCTGCTGGGCACCAATTCGGTCGAGGTCTGGTACGACGCCGGCCTGCTCGACTTTCCGCTCCAGCGCATCCAAGGCGCTTTCAACGAGATCGGCTGCGTGTCGCCGTACTCGATTGCCAAGCTGGACAACGGCATTTTCTGGCTGGGCCAAGATGCTCGCGGCCAAGGCATCGTCTACCGCGCCAACGGCTACACCGGCCAACGCATCTCGACGCACGCTGTCGAGTGGCAGATCCAGCAGTACGGCAATCTGTCGGACGCGATCGCCTACACCTATCAACAGGATGGTCACAGCTTCTACGTCCTGATCTTCCCGTCGGCCAACACGACGTGGGTCTACGACGTCGCCACGCAGGCGTGGCATGAGCGCGCCGGCTGGAGCAACGGCAACTGGACACGCCACCGCAGCAACTGTCAGGTGTTCTTCAACAACATGGTCGTCGTCGGCGACTATGAGGACGGGCGCATCTACGAGTTCGACCTTGACTACTACAAGGACGACGACGCCATCCAGCGCTGGTATCGGACGTGGCGCGCGCTGCCCACCGGCGCCAACAACCTCAAACGCACGGCCCAGCACAGCCTCCAGCTCGACTGCGAGACGGGCGTTGGCCTGAACGACGGCCAAGGCGACGACCCGCAGGTCATGCTGCGCTGGTCGGACGACGGCGGCCACACATGGTCGTATGAACACTGGAAACAGATGGGCAAGATCGGCCAGTACGGTTTCCGCACCATCTGGCGCCGGCTGGGCATGACCACCAAAATTCGCGACCGCGTCTACGAGCTGTCGATGACCGACCCGGTCAAGATCGCAATCATGGGCGCCGAGCTGTATGTGACGCCCACCGATGCCTAACAATCCAACCAACATCACCAACATCACGCCGCCGCGCGTTCCGTTGACGGATCAGCGCACGGGGCTGGTGTCGCGTGAGTGGTATCGCTTCTTCCTGAACATGTTCCAGCTGGTCGGCCAAGGCCAGAACCAGATTTCGCTGCTGGACGTTCAGTACGGGCCCCCGGGTGGCACGGCCAACCCTTCCGACACCGGCAACCCCAGCATCGCGCCTGATCCGTTGCCGGGCGAGCTGCTGTCCACCACCGCAGAGATGCAAAAGCAGATCTACGGGCTGGAGATGGGCGCCAAGCCACAGCTGGGCACCATGGCGCAGCTTCAGCAGGCGTGGCTTCCATGGGTGACCTACGACACCGCGCCAGAGTTCACGCCGCCCAATGTGGGCACCGTGGCGTGGGACGGCGGCACAACGCTGGGCGTTCAGATGACGACCAACGTGTTGGGCCGCGTCAACGAGTCGGGTTACTATTACATCAAGGCCAGCAGCGCCATCACCAAAGGTCAGGTGATCATGTTCACCGGCGCTGTGGGGGCTTCGGGTGTGCCCACTGGTGCGCCAGCCACCGGCGTGACCGACGGCAGCTACATCATGGGCATCGCCGCCGAGTCGATTGCGCTCAACGGCTTCGGTCTGGTGCAGTTCATCGGTACGCTGCGCGGCGTCAACTTGTCGGCCTACGCCGACGGCGACATCCTCTGGTACAACCCGGCCGTGGCCGGCGGCCTGACCAAGACCAAGCCCAGCGCGCCCAATGTCAAGGTGCAGATGGCTGCCATCATCTCGGCGGCCAACAACGGCACCATGCTGATCCGTGTCACAGCCGGCTCTGAGCTGGGCGGCACGGACAGCAACGTGCAGTTTGGCACGCTGGCGACCAACGACCTGATCCAATACAACGGGACGTACTGGACGAACGTGACGCCGTCCAGCGTCGCAATCGGCACGGCCACCAATCTGGCTGGCGGCGCTGCCGGCTCGGTGCCGTACCAAAGCGCGGCCAACACCACGACGTTCTTGGGCATCGGCACTGCCGGCCAGTTCCTCAAGGTCAACTCGGGCGCCACCGCACCGCAGTGGGCCAGCCCCGCAGCCCTGACGAAAACTGACGACACCAACGTCACGCTGACGCTTGGTGGCAGCGCCAGCACGGCCCTGCTCAACGCCGCGTCGCTGACGCTGGGCTGGACAGGTCAGCTAGGGTTAACCCGAGGCGGCACAAATGCCAGCCTGACCGCGTCGGCCGGCTCGGTCGTCTATTCGACCGCCAGCGCGCTGGCCGTCAACACCGCCGGCAGTTCAGGCGATTGGCTCAAGAGCGGCGGCACCGGCGCGCCGGTCTGGACGTCGCCGGCTGCGCTGACCAAGACCGACGACACCAACGTGACCCTCACGCTGGGCGGCAGCGCCAGCACTGCGCTCCTGAACGCCGCGTCGCTGACGCTGGGTTGGACGGGTCAGCTGGCGGTAAGCCGTGGCGGCACGGGCGTCAACACGACGCCGGCTAACGGCCAGCTGCTGATCGGCAACGGCACCGGCTACACCGTTGCCAACCTGACTGCCGGCAGCGGCGTCAGCATCACCAATTCGGCCGGCGGCATCTCGATTTCGGCCACCGGCACGGGCGGCACGGTCACCAGCCTCTCGGTCGTGTCGGCCAACGGCTTTGCCGGGTCGGTCGCCAACGCTTCGACGACACCGGCCATCACCATCTCGACCAGCATCACCGGGCTGCTGTACGGCAACGGCACGGCCATCGCCGCTACTACCGTCAGCGCGCCCCTGACGTACTCGGCCGGCACGCTGGCGATCACGCAGGCCACCACGTCGACCAACGGCTACCTGTCGTCCACCGATTGGAATACGTTCAACAACAAACAGCCGGCGGGCACTTACGTCACTTCGGTCACAGGTACGTCGCCGGTTGTGTCCAGTGGTGGCACAACGCCCGCGATCAGTTTGGCGTCAGGGTACGGCGACACGCAGAACCCGTATGCCAGCAAGACGGCCAATTACTTTTTGGCCGCACCCAACGGCAGCGCAGGTGCTCCGACGTTTCGCGCCATTGTGGCCGCCGACATCCCGTCGCTGCCCTACCAGCCGACGCAGGCTCCGGTCACCTACACAGCCAACTTTTCCGTGGCGGCCACGGACGTTTGGATCATCAACAACAAGTCTGGATCGAGCTGCACGGCCACGCTGCCGACGGCGTCCAGCTATTCTGGCCGCGTCCTGCGTTTCCAGAACTATCAGGCTCAGACGCTGGTTTCTGCGTCCAGCAACGTCGTCCCTATCGGGGGCGGCGCCGCCGGTACATCGATTCTGCTGGCGAGCGCCGGCGATCAGTGCACCTTGGTTTCTGACGGAACAAACTGGATAATGATGCAGTACATCCCCAACAACATTTTGTTGCTTGAATAAGGAGCCGCCATGGCAGTCTATGTAAAAGTTCTCATCCCTGCGAAGATCGCCGAGGCGTCTCAGACCACGCAATACACCGCGTCGGGTGTCACCACGATCGTCGACAAGTTCACCGCGACGAATTACGGCGCCGCCGCCGCGTCGATCAGCGTCAACGTCGTCACCACGACCGACACCGCTGGCAACCAGAACTTGATCGTCAAACAGAAGACGCTCCAGCCTTCCGAGACGTACACGTTCCCCGAAATCGTCGGCGTCGCTCTGGAGCCGGGCGGCTTCATCTCGACCTTGGCCGGCACGGCCAGCTCGATCAACATTCGTTCCAACGGGCGCGAGATCACATCGTGAGCGACTTGATGACCACAGGCCAACAGGCGCTCGCTCTGGTCGCTCAGATGGAGAACGCCGAGAAGGAGCTGCTGCAACATCCGCAGGCAGACTGCCCTGTGGTTCATCACTTTGGCCCCGGCGTCTGCATCCGCGAGGTCTTCATGCCGGCCGGCACGCTGGCGATCGGGCACAAGCAGAAGTACGAGCACCTGAACCTGATGCTGCGCGGCAAGGTCATGGTCATCAACGACGACGGCACCGCGCACGTCCTGAGCGCGCCCATGATCTTCGTCGGCAAGCCCGGGCGCAAGATTGGCTACGTCCTTGAGGACATGGTCTGGCAGAACATCTACGCCACCGACCTGAAGAACCCCGACGACGTCGAGGCGTACTTCATCGAGAAGAGCGAAGATTGGCGTCTCGACCATGAGGCAAAATTTGCCGCCGAACAGACTGCCCGCGCCGCCGACCGTGTCGATTATCTGACGCTGATCGAGCAGGGCGGCTTTGACCCAGAGGTCGTGCGCCAGCAGGTCGAAAACCCCGACGATCAGATCTGGATCGACAACGCCATCACTCGGGTGTCCGAGTCGCCCATTCAGGGCAAGGGCCTGTTTGTCACCCACCCCGTCAAGGCCGGCGACGTCATCTGCCCGGCCCGCATCGACGGCATGCGCACGCAGGCCGGCCGATTCACCAACCATTCTTTGTTCCCCAACGCTAAAATGGTCGCCAAACCAAACGGGGACGTTGACCTAGTTGCTCTTGTCGATTTTGAGGGCTGCAAAGGCGGGAGTATTGGAATCGAGGCAACCATCGATTACCGTCAGGCGCTGGCGCTTTCGGGCATCGAACTGAACAAACAGGAGTCACTATGTCTGGAATAGCAACCGCAATCGTAGGCGGCGCCGTCATCGGCGGCATCGCATCGAACAAGGCGGCCAGCACGGCCGCCAGCGCCACTGAAAACGCGGCCAACACGGCTGCGGCGTCTCAGGAACGCATGTTCAACAAGCAGGTTGAACTGCAAGAACCATGGCGCCAAGCCGGCGTTAATGCGCTGGCGCAGTTGGGCACTGGCTTCAGCGGGCAAGTGGATCTGACTCAAGACCCCGGCTACGCCTTCCGCATGTCCGAGGGTCTTAAAGCGCTCGACCGCAGTGCAGCTGCACGCGGCGGTCTGATGTCCGGCTCGGCCCTGAAGGCCGCTGAACGCTTCGGCCAAGACTACGCCTCGCAGGAATACCAGAACGCCTACAACCGCGCGCTGACCAAGTACAACACCACGGCCGCGCTGGCTGGCGTCGGCCAGACCGCCACGAACGCGCTCACCGGCGCCGCTGGCAACCTTGGCAGCAACTTGGCGCAGCTGCAATACGGCGCAGGTCAGTCGGCTGGCGCTGCCCGCGCTTCCGGCTACATGGGCATGTCGAACGCGCTGACCGGCGCCATCGGCAGCGGCCTGAACTACTACCAGAACCAGAACTTGTTGAACCGGCTGCTGCCACAGCAGACAGGTGGCGGCGGCGCAACGTACCCGTCGATGGCTGTCGACCCCTACGCCAACATCGGTTAAGGAGCAGACATGGCAGACATCAACGCACTCATCGCTCAGGGCGTCACGCCCATCCAGATCGAAAGCCCCATCAACCAAATGGGCAAGATCATGTCGATCCGCAACGCGCAGCAGGAATACTCGATGAACGAGCAAAAGCTCGCCGAGCAGAACGCGCTGCGCGACTTCTTGAAAAGCAACCCCAACCTGTCGGACGCCGACACGCTGAACCGTCTGACGACGGGCTTTGGCCCGAGCGGCCTCGCCTATGGCACCAAGCTGCTGGAGATTGACAAGGCCCGCCGCGCTGAAAAGGCTGCCGAGTGGAAGCTGGTCGAAGACAAGACCAAGTATTTCCGCGACGCGCTCTCCAACGTCAACACACCCGACGACGCCCGGGTATGGACGGCCGCTGTGTACAGCGACCCCAACCTTGGCCCTGTGTTCCGTGGCATGGGCACTTCAGTCGAGCAAGCCATCGCAAAGATTCCGACCGACCCCAACGGGTTTACGAGCTGGAAACAACAAGCCGCCATTGGCGCCACAAGATTTGCCGAGTTGAACAAACCGCACTTTGTGACACAAAACACTGGCGGCACTGAACAAGTGTTGACGATGCCCGGTATGGGCGGCGCAGCCACTGTGGTGCCGGGCTCGGTTACCAAGAAAACAGCCACGCCCGGCGAACTGCTGGTCGACGCCCGCGCTCGCGAGCGCCTTGCCGCCGAGATGGAACAGGGAAATTACTCGCCCGAAACGGTGTCCTACCTTGCGACCATTTACAACCAGACCGGCCAGCTGCCGGCGCTGGGCATCGGCAAGAAGGCCGGTGACGTCAAGATGCGCATCTTGGAAGAGGCGCGGCGTCTGGGCACGCAAGCGCCTACCGACGGCGGCGCGGCGCCCACCACGCAAGAAGCCGCCGAAAGGGTCGTGCAGAACAAACAGTCGCGCGCAGCCGAGCAATCGACGCTGCGCTCGTTTGGTGCTGGTGTCGAGGGTCGCAGCGTGCGGTCGTTCAACACCGCCATCGACCACCTCGACACCATGTCCAAGCTGGCGACGGCGTTGGAAAACGGCGACGTGCGGGCATTCAACACGGTTGCCAACGCTTTTGCCAAGGGCGTCGGTACGGCTGCCCCGACCAACTTCGATACCGCCAAGAGCATTGTGGGTGGCGAAGTCGCCAAGGCTCTGGCCGGCTCCAGCATGGCTTTGAAAGACCGGGAAGAGATTCGCGACGCCATTTCCCGCGCCAACAGCCCCGAGCAGTTGGCCGGTTCCGTGCGCACGTTGCAAGAGCTCATGGGCGGTCAGCTCAAGAGCCTCAAGCTGCAATACGAGTCGGGCACCAACCGCAAAGACTTCGACAGTCGCCTGTCGAGCCGCGCCAAAGAGGTTGTCAAGTCGCTGGAAGGTGGCGAGCCCGCAGCGACCGCACCGGCAGCCGCCGGGGCCGCGTCGGTCGTGTTGCCTGACGGCCGCACGATGAATTTCCCCAATGCCGCAGCAGCAGCGGCCTTCAAGAAAGCGGCAGGACTGTAATGGACTACGACGCTCTCGCCAAACAATTTGGGGGTTCGGCTACGCCGGCGCCGGTGGACTATGATGCCCTTGCCAAACAGTTTGGTGGGCAGACCAGCGGCATTCCGGGCAAACGCGCCGACTTTATGACCCGGCTTGGCCGAGGCGCCGCGTCGCTGGCCGACGTGGTGGTGGGCGACATTCCCGCCATGGTCGTGCAGCAGGCGGGCTACCCCGTCATCCGGGCGTTCACGTCGCCTGAGCGCGCAACTGAGTTGACTCAGCCGGTCACCGCCGCGCTGACCAGCCCGGTGGGCAAGCTGTTTGGCGTCGAGCAGACGCCCGAGTACAAGCAGGAAGCCTCGCGCAAGCTGATGGACTTCATCGGCCAGAACATCAACAAGGGCTCTAAGTGGATCTCAGCTCAGACCGGCTTGCCTGAGTCTGACGTCAGCAACATGATCGGCAGCCTGACGCTGGCCGCCCCTGCGGCCATCAAGCCGGTTAAGCAAGGTGTCACGCAAGCCACCAAGGCCGTCGTCGAGTCTCAGCCTGTACAAACCGCCATCGCGCCCGTCAAACAAGCCCTGCAAGAGCGCCAGACCCGCATCGCGGGCGAACGCAGCGCCAAGAGCTGGGAACGCGCGCCGCAGATCGAAGCCGCCCAGCTGGCGCCCAAGTACGACATTGCGCTCGATCCCGCACAGTCCAACCCGACTGTGAGCAACCGCATCAAGGCCACGCTGTCAGGCGCCGGCGATCTGGACGTCAAACTGTCGGCGCGCAACGAAGCCAAATGGGTGAGCGCGGCCAAGGACGCCATGGGTTTGCCGGCCGAGAGCGTGCTCGACAAAGCCGCCTTCGACAAGGCCCGCAGCCGCCCCGAGATTTCGCGGCCCTACGAAGCCGTGCGCAACATCCAGACCGTGGTTGTCCCCGACGCGACATACGAGGCGCTCGATCGTTTGCGCGTGCAGCCG